GGCGAATGGTGGATTAGCCACTTGAAGCCTGATTGGTACTCGACCAAAGCCTTCCAAGGCTGACTGCGGCCCTCCCTTCAACAAGGAGGAAACCGAAGTCCTAGTGAGCACAATATTGAGTAACAGTGACAATGAACCAAATCAAGCGAACGCTTGGTCGGGCGTATTCTCGACTGCTAGCCTCATATGCATCATTAGGTGTCATGCTCAAGGTAAAACTTGGGCGACCAGCAATTCCACACGTTTTAGGATGTGTGGCGTTGTTGGGGCGTGGAGTTAACCTTTCAGTAGTCAAGGTGGTGATAACTACCTTAAGCACTTTCAATGGCTTGATGAAAAAGGGCGGTATTAAGTTTTTAGTCATTTACCTAAAAGCTTGTACTTCCTTGCTTCAGCAAGCTATTGGGGGTCAGCGTCTCACAGACTTGACACCTTTCGGGTGTCGGGTGGCACGATCCCGTAGTGGTTTACCTCGTATTATTCCAGCCCTTCATCGGGCACGTATTCGGAAAGGGGAAGTGTGGGTGATCCGATTCTGGATGACGATATTCGGTTTATACCGGGTATTGGCCTTCCCAGGAAAGGTGAAGCTCTCTACGATTACCGCTCCGTCTACGTTCGACTCTTCTCTTCTCTACGTATTTAGTCAATTCGTAGTGCTGGTCTTTTGGCCCACTGTTAAGCGGTGTTTCCCGGTAACGGGATCCATTACTGACGCATTGTGGTCTGAAGAGGGAGAGGGGCCGATTCAATTTATGAGGAGACTCGCGGCTCGCCCGTTTCTGATTTCGAAGACAGGTCCAGCTACCAACCCTGGTGTTTCATCCGCTAATGCGCAAAGCACTTCCCCCGCTTCGATTCTTGGTTCCGCATTCACGTGGCTCTCTCATCCTCTCTATCCAACCTTGAAAAGTTGGTGTGAGATGACAGGGAACATATGGGTGTTGAACAAGATGAAGGAGTGGGGTGCCGAGCTATGGGTAGAGGAGGACGATCGTACAGGGGTGTACGAGAAGACTTCTCTATTCTCCTATAGTCGGTGGTTAGGAAAACTGGGCTTCAAAGAGGAACCAGCGGGAAAAGTACGAGTCTTTGCTATGGTCGACCCATGGACGCAGTGGATTATGGAAGCACTAGCAAGTGCTATCTTTAAACTGCTGCGTAAGATACCGCAGGATGGGACATTCGATCAGGGAGCCCCGATACATCGTCTTAGAGAATGGCAAAAAGGGAATCGCTTAACAAACGGTTCTCTCCCGGCCCTCTTCTCATTCGATCTTTCGGCCGCTACTGATAGGATCCCCATTGTACTCCAAAAAGTACTTCTGTCTCCCATACTGACTGCATGGGGGGCAGAACTGTGGGCGAGCCTATTGGTTGCTCGTGAGTACCAATGTCCGACGACCATTCGTTTCGGGAAGAAGGGGAAACCCCAATCCCTTAGTCCGACTGGTTCGGTTATGTACTCTACGGGTCAGCCAATGGGAGCGCTATCTTCATGGGCGATGCTTGCATTGATTCATCACGCTATCGTGCAGTGGGCCGCGTTGCGGGCAGGTGTTATCACTGTCGGGCAATGGTTTGGAGGCTATGCCATCTTAGGTGATGACTTAGTCGTGGGAAGTGTGTCTGTAGCTAGAGAGTACTCTGGCATCATGGCGTCACTTGGAGTTGAGATAGGGGGGCATAAGTCCCTTGAATCTCGCAACGGTCGAGCTATGGAATTTGCGAAGCGAACTTTCCTTGACGGAGAGGACGTCTCAATGGTTCCGTTCGCCGAGTTCGTTATGGGCCGGCAGTCATTAGCCGGTCTCCTCGAGCTTGTGCGTAAATACCATCTTACCTTCGGTCAGACATTGTCTGTCTTGGGGTATGGGTATCGAGCGAAAGCCAATGCCTCTAAGAGGTTGTTTTCGATGCCAAAGCGCTTACGAAACTACATTCTTACTTTCTATGGTCCTGGGGGTCCGGGCTATATGGGTCTGCGTGGCTGGTTGCCGATGAAGTCGATAACTAGTTCTTACAAATCTGTAGAAACCCGGGTCTCTAGTCTCGTGACTCAGTTCTTTGACAAGGAGATGGTACTCATTCAACAGTACCTCGAGTCTCTGTCTCCTCTTTTGGCGAAAGCTAAAGAGCTGGGAACTGTATCGCGGGATCGGGAACACTATGGTACGACTCCTCGGGGGCCTGATCGGACATCGCGACATCTGGGACTTCTATCTGAGACACCGTCTCAGGTAGTTGATTCCTTAAATGAAGCGGTCTACCGGGAGGCCTTCTTGGACTCGGTCATAGCAGTACGAGACCTCCGAACTAGACTAGAGGAGACTTCCGTGCCTCTCCTTACTTGGGAGGGGTTGGAAAGTCTTTGGGCTATGCTTCGAGAAATCGAAACACAGCTTGGGGCTTTACCATTTCCGCGTAACATTCAGACTCGTGTAGTAGGGGAGAAATCTCTTTCTGCTGAGTCGAAGGTGCTGGCGCGGTGGTATCGTCACTCTAGTACGTTTAGATCTACTGTTACCTAAGCTGAGGTTCTACGTGCGACTAGCCGTGGAACAGGGAACTAGTCTAGGATGTCTTCTAAAAGACTTAGATGTCCTATGTTGGTATAAAGTATGCCGGGTAGCAATACCTTAGGCGCCTTGATGGCGCGATAGTGGCCTACTTTCGCTGGATTGGGGAATCCAGATCCCGTCTAACTCAGTGGTTTTCACGCTACGTCACAATCAGGAGGAAATGCCTGACAATGTGACAATAACATTTTTGAAACGCATCTGAGCGTAGCAGGGACC